CTTAATCTTTCATGTTTACTTTACAAAGCCGAAATTTGCGGGGGTGTCGAAGCTCTTCAGGACCTCAAAGTTGTCATAGGTGAAATCCGTATCGAATGTCTGCCCGTCGTCGCTGCTGTCGTCCAGGTATGAGCCGGGGAGCTTTGCCGGGACAACACCGTAATAGGCGACTTCCTGTGAGCCGACGGTGGACCCTTCATCGTCCTGAATGACAAGCATTGTAAAGCCGGTGAAACCACCGGTTTTCAGATACTTTCGCGCGTAGTTGAGCATCTCGGAGTTCATGTGGAACATTGTCATGCTTCCCGTACCCTTTGCCCCGGTGACCTTGTGTTGGGTAAAGCGGTGGCCGAGCATCCGCTTTTCCGAAACCGTCAGTTCAACCTCGGCCGAAAATTTTGAGAGCTCAAATGCTTCCCGGTTCTTCCCGTTGATAGTGATGAATCCCTTGCCCTCATGCCCGGAAACCGTATCGGTATAAAGCGTTTTTGCTTCTTCCATTGATTTTTGCCTCCCTTACGACAGATTCACAGACATGTAGACTTTTTCAATAGAATCTACAGACTGGACACCAACCGTCACCGCGACCGCGTCAGAATCTGAACCGGGTTCAACCGTCACATCATCGGCGCTGAAGTTCTGAATCGCGCTCATACTCTGCAATTCCAGAAAATACCCGACAAGAATCGTTTTGAACGCGGAGCGGCCCTCGGGGATGTTGTTGAATTTTCCCTCATACTGTGACTCGAAGATTGTGGCAATATCATTGTTGATCCCGGCCAGAAGCCGCATAAAGCGGTTTTTACGATAGGCTTTTGACTTTTCAGGCGTAAAAGTAGTCAGAGAGTCGATATCATATACCGCGGTAACGTTTTGCTCGGAGTCGACTTTGAAGATCCACTTTCCAGCGGAAACGGCCGTTTCCATCTGCGTTTTCGTCATGCGCGGGACGACGTCTACCGCGCCGTCATACTGCGCGCCCGTGTTGCTCTGGTTGACTTTCGCGGCTGCCGTAACACCCGCGACCCATGCGGTCGTCTGCGCGTTGGTAAGCTCCGTGCCATCGGAGAGCTTGACGGCATGGGCGCAGTTGATGATGTTTTCTGAATCGGCCGCGAAGTCTGCAAGCACCGCCTGAACATAGCGGCCCTCGTCGTTTACCATCGTATCGATCCACGTTTTGATTGCGGTCTGATTCTCGGCGTATGTGGCGGCCGGGTACGGATAACACAGCACGTCGAAATCAACCGTTTTTAAGGCGTTCAGCGCAGCCGTCAGCGTTTCGGCGGTATGTGTTGCGCCAAGATTATATACCTTGACCGTTTTGGCATTTTTGAGGGCCTCTCCAGCAAGAAATTTATCCGCCGCCGTCACGCCCTCCGGCCATCCCGACGCATCCTGTGCCGTGATTTCATAGATATCCCCCGCCGCGCCTACGCTGCACTCCTGCAGCAGTGCGACGATACCGCGGTCGCCGACCATCGTGGACAGCGGCGCGTTGGTTTTGAAATTGATATACATGCCGGGCAGAACTTTGTTCTGATCGGTCCATGTACCCGCCATAGTCTCACTCCTTTATCGTAAGATTCAGATTGTTCATGAGCGGGCCTATGGTCCTATCCCGCTCGGAGTACTTGACGTCAAAAGTAAAATGCAGAACGTTGTCGGTGATCCGCGCGTCTTTGTTGATACAACGGAACCGGCTAATCAGGTTAAAACCGCGCAGAAGCGTTTCCTGCATAGCGAAACAATCGGCGCGAGTTGCCTTGATATCAACGGATTTTGCCCCGGAAAAATACTGAACGTCGAGCGACAATTTGCTGTCGAACGAGCCGCGCAGCAGCCTGCCGTAATCCTGATCCGTCACCGAGATTAAAAAAGAGGGCGTTTTGAAATTCTGCGGCTGATAGAACCGGTAAACGGTTGCCGCAGGATTAAGCGCTTTTAGCTGCGTTTCTACCGCCGCGATAATATCATCCGTCATGCTTCGCTTTCACCCTCTCTATCTCTTCGTTGAACGCCTGAATCATGGCCCGTTCGACGACATTGTCTGCCCGCTCCAGCATGTGCTTTCCTTCCACGTAGCCCACCGTTTCGCCCTTGCGATTCACAACGCGATGCCCATCATTGACATACGGAGCATAATAGACGTTGTTTTCAAGCGCTTTTTGAACGCCATTTCCGGCGGATTGAACGGGCGGAGAACGCCAGCCTTTACGCATCGTTCCGCCGATTTTACCAGACCCGGCAGGATATTGGCCGACCGGAGTATTTTTCTTGACATCGCTAAGGCCGGCATTCACAGCAGAGGTCAACACTTTCCGGTCGATCTGAGAAATATCGCCGAGCATGGCCCGGAGCTCGGCACGGTACTTATCGATAGCCGCGGCGTTTTCACTCTGATTGCTCATGCCTTATCCGCCCTCGTGACGCTGAATTCCTGATTGTAAGTATAGGGAAACCCCTCACCCACGGTCAGGTTGGCTTTTGCACCGTTGCGCTGCGTGACTTCCACATAGTCCCCGGATTTGATATCAACGTCCGGCGCGCAGAACAATTTGTTTGTGCCCTCCATCGTCGGGGCCGAGTCCGTGCCGACCGGCTGGACCGTTCCCATACTGTAATGGCATTTCACTCCGGAGTATGTCGGGGTATCCGGCAGGCTGCCGTCTTCGTTATAGCGGTAAATGTCCATCGTGTCGCGCCAGAGCTTTTCATACGGACTTGCCATACTGCATCACCTCAAAACAGGCACCGGAAACTATCCATAATTCGGATATTGTTGGCGCTCACGCCGTCAAGGAGCTGCGCCTGTGAAGTCTTTCCGTGGCTGAAATTGACTTGTGCATCTCCTTCTTTGAGGGAAGATACAACGCCATTATCGCTGGCGGACGACTGTGCCGCGCTGTTGTTCATCAGCGCCGTCGCGATCTCCGCCCACGGGTATTTCAGCACGTTGGGGACCTCCTGGATATTCTGCGGCAGCGTGCAGTATTCCAGCATAATCGGCTTGGCCTCGTCGATGTACGACTGGAGGGCGGCCGCGTCCAGCCCCGCGGGAATCGTCTGCGGGCGGGACTGGATCACCGCCAGAACGTCACTTGCCTGCACTGCCATTCTTCGCACCCGCTTTCGGATCGGGCACAGAAGGCCGGGGCGGGGCGGCCGGCCGCTCGGCCGGAACATAGCCTTTGTCCCTGTACCTCTGCAGGTTTTTCGGGTCGATATTGCGGGAAATCCCGCCCTTTCTAATCAACATGTCAAATCACTCCTTAGAATTTCATGCGGCCAGACGGTCAGCCGCCGGCAGCCGGAGCCGTATGCAGATAGACGCCCCTGGCCTTGTTCTCGTAGACGAAGGCGTCGTGGTATTCGCGGAACTGGAACTTCCAGGCGTCTTTCTCCTGGTTCTCGTCCGGCGTAAAAATCTTCGGCAGGCTGAACTTCACAACCTGCAAGATGGCCGCCGGGTAAATCAGCATGAAGTTGATGTCCTGCGCAGAAGCGCCCTTCACATAGCCCCAGTTGGAAGAACCGTCGTTGAGCGTGATGGCCGTGTAAAAGCGGGTCTTCGGAACGTACACGATCGGCATCCCGTTGTAACCGGAAAGCTGATTGGAGACACCGGAATCGGAGCCCCACTGACGGTTCACCGCCTGATTCATGACCGGCTTCAGGTCGGAGCTGACGTACAGCCTGCGGCCTTCCAGCGGAACCTCGTCGGCGTCGAGCTGGCGGGATGCCTCGTCGATGGCCGGCAGGATGGTTGCTTTGTCGAGCGCCGCGGGCGTCGCCTTGGAAATCCCGGCAGCAGACGCATACTTTGCAAAGCGGTACGCGTCCAGCTCCGGAACGACCTGCAGCCGCATGAAATCACCCGTCACAGTGCCGAACGTCAGACCGAGCGTTTCCTCGTTGTCCAGCCGATCGATGCTGATTTCCTTGCCGCGTTCCTCGGCAAGCTGCAGCGTTTCCCACGCGGCGGTGACGTCGCCCTTCGGGTAGCCGTTCTCGCGGGAATAGTCGCCGAGGCCGGTCGTGGAAACCTTGAGGACCTTGACCTCATTCGCGCCGGTGAAATCCGGCTTTGTCGCGGCGTCCATGCCGTTGGTCACCGACGCCTGCTTGTAAACCGCGTCGATGATCGGTACAAATTTCTGCGCAAGTTCAATGGAATTTGCCATTATTGATTACCTCCTGTATTGTCAGTTTGAAGTCCGGCGCCCTTCATCGCGGCTGCGACGAAGGCGTCGCCTGCGTTCGGATTCGGCGGCGTCCCGCCGGCCGGGGGCGGCGGGTTGCCCGGCTTATCGCCGAACAGGTACGGATTGTCCTTCTGGACCTGTTCGAGCTGTTCTTTCAGGCCGAGGACGTTCTCCCCGTCCAGGCTGAATTTGGATTCGTCCAGCAGCGCCCGAACCGCCTTCACGTTCTTTGCCTTCGCGCCCATCAGGGCGGTTTCGATTTTGCTGCCGAGCGTCAGCTTTTTGAGATTGGCGTCGTACTCGTCCTTGGCCTTTTTGTTGGCCGTCTGCAGGTCGGAAATCTGCTTTTTCAGCGTCTCGTTGTCCCCGGACGACTTTTTCAGCGTGTCCAGCTGCTTGTCGCGCTCGGAAATCTGCTTCTGCAAATCCGCAAGCGTGGTTTTCGACGCCTCGGCCGCCGTTTTCAGCCCGTTGATGTCCTTGCCGTTCTCGGCCATGACCTTCTCTATGACGTCATCGGCAAGGCCGAGGTCTTTCAGAAATTTGCGTTCCATAATGAATCCTTTCTGCGGCTACGCTTTTTTACGGGGTCGCGCCCCGCGCCGCCCTGCCGATTACGCCCGCAGCCAGCGAAATGGTATGAAAAAACGCCCTGCCGTAAGGCGGGACGCGGTTCAACGGTTTATTGCGTTTTCGGGATTTTAGTTGTAAAATATTGGCGAAAAGAGGTGATGCACGATGAATACCGAACATGCAGCGCATAATCTCGCGCTGCTTAAACTTCGTCAAGAGCGTCCTGAATCCCTAAGCAATGCCGAATTATATGCGCGATATATGGAACTGTACAATGAATTCCTTGAAATTGGAAATAAGTACAGCCGTGAGCACTCACGTGGCACCCGAATTGGAGAATTTTGATTTGAGCTTACAGTTGCACTCAAGGTAGATTTCGCAAGCCCTTAAAGCCGATTTGGCATCGCAGATTCTTAAATCGTTTGCTACAAGGATTTTAAGAATCTGCTTTGCCGTTTCTTTTGCTTCGTCGGACATACTGTCAAGCTCCCGCTCATATTGGATTTCCGATTCATAGCACATCGTTTTCACCCACCTCCTTAAAAACTCGCATATAAATACCGCCGTGCCGTTCCAGCAGGCGGTATCTATTCAGCTTCGCGGATCACCTTTTCGATTTGTTTTCGCTTGACCGTGACCGTATCCCAGTCGGCGGGAGACGACCCGACATCTACTTCAAAAACGTCTTGGTCTCCCAAAACTTCAACCACGGCGCCCTTACGGCCATCCGAAAGCTGAACCTCGTCGAATTGTTTGATAATATCGGGCATCTACTCCACCTCCTTGATATAGCATGATGTCATCCATGTGCGTCCGTCTTTCGATCTCCAGCCCACCACAACGTTGGCCGGAGTTCCTTTGCTTCCGTACAAAACGATCTTCTGCTCATGTTTTATACCGTACTGGTCCTTCAAAACCTTCCGAACGGGATACCGCGGCGCGCGCGACAGAATTTCATTTTGCAGGTCTTTCCAGTTGTCGGCGTTATACCCGAGTCGGCTTGAAAATGCGCTGCCTTTCGCGGATCCGCTTTTACTTTCAGAATTGAATAAATACTTTGTGAATTTCTCCTCTGCAGCGGTCGCTTTTTCAGCGTTTGGCAGCTTTAAGCTGCTGTCCCCGGCGAGTTTCTTTTGTCTGGAATAATCCAGCCCTGCAAAGCGGTAAATCTCAGGCTTATTATACTTCAAATTCTGAAATTCAGCAAAGGATTTCGGGGAATTTTCTTTCAGAACCGCCCTATAGCTTTGATACTGCTTGAAATCAGAAGCCTCGTTCTGCGCCTTCTTCCGTTCGAGGTCCACAGTGCCCGCGCCGTACTTCTTGTCCTGCTGCGCTTTCCACTCGTCGTAAGTCTGCGCCGTGGTCGGCACGCTCTTCCCGGTCACCGGGTCGCGGGACATGCGCGAGCTGGTGATGCCGGTGGCTTCCGGAATCCAGGGCGAACTCACGCACCTACAATTTACATGGAAGCTCGGGTGATTGACGCCCTCCACTGCTTTACTCACCGGGAAGTGTTTGCCGTCCATCGGTGCGCAGATTTCACAGGTCGCTTTATCCAGCGTGGCGACAATCTCGTACTCTTTCAGCCCGTCGTCGCGGTATGCCTGCAAATGTGCCTGGTTGACCGCGTGGGCGGATTCGTTGTACAAAAGCCGATATGCCTCGTACTTCTTGCCGACGCCGCCCGGCGTGCCGTCCGGGTTTGTGTGGACCGCGCCGATTGCCTTTTGCAGTTCAGCGGCGAAGTCCTGCGGCGGCCGGCCGGTGACGAACATGTTGGTCAGCGTCTGCCGGACACGGAATCCGCAGTCAATATCTTGTCTCCAAAGTCTGGTCGAGATGTCGGCGCCCTGCACCGGCTGCGCGAGGACCTTCCGGACTGCGTCACTGCCCGGAGCGGCATATCGGAACTGGAATCCGGTGTACTGTTCAATCTCAAACAGCCGCCGGTAATATTCTTCGGTGTAGACACCCGCCGCCGTGCCTTCAATCTGCTTTTTCTGCTCCTGGTAAAGATTTTGAAGGATGCCGTCGCACTGCGCCAGCAGCGCCTCGTAGCGGGTCACGCGGGCCTTGACGGACAGATTGTCGACCTGTAAATTGAACGTGCCGATGGAGTTCTTGGCAAGCCGCTCGAACTCCGCCAGGCTGTCATGGAATTCCCGCAGCTCCGAGAGGGAAAGGGCCTTCTGAGCTTCATCCAGCGTAATTTTATTGTTCTTGGCGTACCGGGCATAAAAATAAAAGACCTTGTCGTTGAGGTCTTTCCGGGCCTGTTCAAACGCTTTCACGAGGTCGGGAATCTGGCCGTTGACGGCCTTCTCCATGCGGCCGATGCTGTCGACGGCCCTTTTCTCCCAGTAGCTGCTCATTCGGCCCCACCGTCATTCCCGTTTAGCTGCGGCTCCCCCGGCGGCTCCCCCGGCGTCTGCTCGCCACCCTCCTTCCCGTACTGGTCCAGCAGGTTCTTTTCCCGGTCGGCCTGTTCCTTCTTGACCTGTGCCCGCTCCGCCTGCCAGTCGTCGACCAACGGGTGAACTTTGGTTTTTGTTTCGTCGCTCATGACCGTATCCGGCGTCTGCGCGATAATCTGAGACGTTTCAACCGCGTTCTGCGGCTTGGTGCGCTTCCATGTCTGGATGAACTGCCTGCTTTCGTCGGCGCCGAGGCAGTGCAGGATTGCCCGGAGAAATTCGTCGATGGAATCCCGGAACTCGGTTTCCATCAGGCCAGCTTTCAGCTCCAGAAGGCCGTAGAGGTAGTCGATGTACACGCCCGACTGGTTCCCGGCGGTCGGCGGATTCGGGTTGACAGCCATCGCCGCGGTCCAGAACTCATCGTTGAGAATCTCGCGGAATTTTGACCGGGCCTCATACGGGATTTCCCCGCGGACGGCATCCAGCCCGCCTTTGTCGTCAACCGAAATCCATTTCTTCACTTTCATCATCTGGAGCGGGTCAACCGGCCGCATGATTGGCTGACCGTCTTCGTCCTTCAGCTGCCTGCCGTCCTTATCAAAGACCGGCGCCGCCTTCTCCCCGGCATAGTTCTTGATAACCCAGATGATTTCCTGCAGGTCGTCGATGTCGTTGGCAAAGCCGGACATCAGCTTGTCAAGCGCGTCGATGATGTCCCGGTACATGATGAGGTCGGGCAGGCCCGTGGCGTTGTTACGGAATTCAATGAACGGAATCCGACCGTAATTGTGCGGCTGGATGTTCCAATCACCGTTTGGCAGCGTGTCATAGGTGATGGCCGGTTTCGGCGCCGTGCCCGCCGCCTCCGGCCGGATGAGATAGGCAACCTGCGTATCGCTCCACAACTCGTAGCGCGTCACCGGGCGCCCGGCCGCGTCGTTAAACCCATACACCCGAAGCAGGTATTTCAACCGCTTTTTCACGGTCGAGCGGTCGTAAATCGGGACGACCGTCATCGGGTTCAGGTACCAGTAATCGAATCTCCCGGTTTCGTTGTCCTTCCAATATTCCAGCCACGCCCGGCCGGTGTTCGAGGCGTCGAGGCCAAGCTGCCGAATCACCTTCGGCCACTGCGTGCCGACCGTATCGTTGACCTGTTTCAGGAGCGCCTCGTCGCCCTTGCCGATATCGTCGGAAGCAATGTCAAACGACGGAGGCACGGAAAACAGATACCCGATTTTCTGGTCCACAACGACGCGGTGCCGGTTCATGGAAATCCGGTTGTCGGCGCTGCGCAGCGGGTTGGAGCCTTTGAGCTTCAGGAACCGGTTGACCTCGTCGATTGCCGCGGCGCCGGACCGTTTGATGCTGTCCCGGTTGTCGTAGTAATCGAAGCCCTGCTGCGCCTGCTCGCTGAATTTCGCGTAGTCACAGCCGTCATTGTAGAGATAATTCTGGATGACCCGCCGCACCTGCGCCAGATTCCGGAAATCTATGTCCGTGTTCAAAGCCTCACCACCCTCCTATCGTCGTGCCGCCGCGGTGCATTTCATCTTCCAATGCATAGCGGACGCTGTCTATGCAGTTATGGACAATCAGGCCTCCGTTTACCGCAAAATTATGGTAGCCGTCAACCTCCATGTTGTAAACATTTGCCTTGCCTATTGGCCTGACGGATATAACGCCAACTGTATTTGTCCCTGCAACTCGCAGAGCAGGTGACGGATTTTGTGTATTTGTTCGTTGTGAATTGTTTTCCACAGATGATGCACGTCCTCGTTTCATCGTCAACACCTGACTTTCTGCGGTATGCAGACCTGCAGGCGTTCGAGCAAAATTTGTTCTCGCCGAGCGGCTTTTTAAAGAAATGCTTCCCGCAGTTCTGGCATACATACTCTCGCTTTTCCATGTGTGCCGCAGATTCTTTCGCGTGTTCCGAATGCCATTCGCGACCGGCTTTAGAATGATGCCACGTTTTTGACTTTGGTGCTGCGTGTTGCACCAAATTCTTTACAATCTCTTCATGATGGTAGAGATCGTGCTCTTTTCCATGCAAATAAGCATGAACCCTGCCCGGAAGAAGGGCAAGGTTCATAATTTCGTTATTTGATTTGTCCTCGTCAATATGGTGTATATGGAAGCCTTCCGGGATTTTTCCTTTGTGGTATTCCCATACGGCCCGGTGGAGCCGTTCACGGCGAGCAGAATTGAGATAATAGCCAGTGTGTTTATCCCTGCGATATTTATGCCCGTTGAATATCGCAAGATCTCCGTTTTCAAAATACTGAACTTCCACCTCACACCTCAACAATTCTGTCGTCAGGGCACAAATCAATAAGCTTCTTCCACCCCTCGGCCGTCAAAATCAAATGATCTGCCGTGGCCCTGACTGTTCGCCCGTCGGAGAGTGTAACCTCGTATATTTCCGCTTTTTGTCGCGTCATGCGAACGTCATGGAAAGCGGATATGGTGCGTCGTTGCTTCTGCTCGTCGTAGCAGTAAACCCGGCCACTCTTCCCGACAAGTTCGTCAATCCGGAAGTTGCCGTTCAGCGTGTTTACTATCATGTCACCAGTTAGGCAGTGGTTGTCCCTGTCCGGATACCCGGCCTTGAAGTTTCCGTTCGCGTCCCGGTCCAGCTCATAGCCGTAAAACTCGCGCCAGGCGTTCGGACAGCGGTCCGGGTCGATGATGATTTCTTCCATCTCTTCCGAAAGCCATTTGACGCCGTAATCCACGCTGTCCGGGCCCTTGCGGGCGCCGCGGATATGGATTCCGGCCGCCCGGTAATCCGCAATGCTCTTCGGCTCGGCGCTATCTGCGACAACCTCCTGATTCAGCGGATTATGCAGTCGCACCAGCCGTGCGGATGCCGCGTTGCTGAGCCGAACCTGATAGATTTCATCGAAAATGTAGAGCCGCCGGCGTGTCTTATCGTACTGACATGCCACATAGGCGAACGGGTCGGACGCATAGCCCCAGTCGAGGCCGCGCCGAATGCGGTCGAAGCGCCGGATTTCCTCGTCGGTGATGGTCCGGTGCGTGAGGTTCGTAAAGACCTCCGCACCGGTCCCGGTGACCTCGCCCAGGTATTCGTGCCGGTATGCTTCCGGTTTGACCGCTTCGAGGTGCTCAGCGTCCGCGATGAACTGTTCGCCGAGCCACGCCCGCGGCACGGTCAGGTAGTCGCTGTGATGCTCCAGCAGATCCGGGCTTGAGAACTCGACCGGGTCGTTAACCCAGTTCCTTTGCGACTTCGGCGGGTTATAGGTGTAGAAAACGACAAACCGTTTCCCGCCGCGCACCACAGACTGCTGAATGCTGCGGAGCTTCTCGCTGCCCTCGAATTCGTCGAGTTCTTCAAACCAGAGGTACTTGATGTACCCCCGGGCGACTTTGATGGACTTGGATTTTTTGACTTTGTCGGCCCCGCGGAACAGGACCATCTGCCCCGTTGGAAGATAGGTCAGGCGCAGCGGAGAAATGGTGCTTTTCCACAACCCCGCTACGCCCAGTTTGTCGATTGCCCACAGCAGCTGTTCATAGACGCTGTCATGCAGCGTATTCGCGTATCGCCGAAAGGCAACCGCGTTTGTACGCCTGCCGGCCGCCGCGTCCCGCATCATCCCGAGGATGATTTCCACGCCGGCAAATGAAGATTTTGTACTGCCACGGCCGCCGCCGAGCTTGTAGTATGTGTGCCGGCCGGCCAGAATGTCCCGATGGACCGGATAGAATGCCGGCGCAATGGCATCAGTCAGGCGGACTGTCGGCTTTTGGTATGTCGTCAACAATTGTCACCCCGACATCTCCATCCAAATGCAGGTTGTCCGTGAACATCCCGAGGTGCCTCCCCAGCAGTTCCAGCGCCTTGAGCTTATCGTGCATCCGGACCTCGCGTTCAACGCCGTCGCCATCCTTGGTCGGTATGGTCTTGACCCGCACGGAAGCGACGGCGGCGGTGTCGTCCCGGGCGGCGGTGCCCTTGATGGTCGCGTCATCGTAGTTGACCACGTCCTGCGAGTTGGCGAAGGCGACGCGGGCAAGCTCCCGGACGACGCGGTCGGCGGTGACGCCGGTGCGCCGGGACTGGGCGGCGATGGCCTTGTCGACGCGCGCGCGGATTTCAGGTTTCTTCAGGAGCTCATTTCCGATGCTTCCGGCGGTCGCCGGACTGTACCCGGCCCGGATTGCCGCCTGCGTCGCGTTCAGGTCGACGAGGTATTCCTCGCAGAAACGTTTCTGTTTGTTCGTCACCGTTATCACCTCCCGAAAATGAGTATGAAAAAGGACGCCTGAAAGGGGCGCCCGGCAAAGCGCACCGCTTCGGCAATGCGCTTGGATATTTGTCCCGCGCTGGGCCACATCGTCGAAGTCGAGAGGTGCGGCGGGTCTCATTGTTGCGGCCTGCCGGAATTGCACCGACGGTACTGGTGGCCGCATATCAAAGCGCCGCCTGAGCTACCGGGCGGCGCTGAAGGAAAGGAGGTTAAAAGCCAGAGCCTTTGTAATCAATTTCCGCAAGGTGTTGTACAGCTACACTTTGCATCGTACTAATTGTACCCCCTTGACAACGGACATACCGGACATTTCAGACTTTTTCTAAAAATCTTTTTGCGCGCTTTCTGACCGCATCTTCCGAGTAGTCCCGCCCGGAACTTTCCGACAAATTTGCCGCAACGTCCCGCCATGACCGGCCGTCCATGTAGTATCCGCGCAGGATAACCCGGTCGATTGGATTCGATACCGTCTCAAGGAAATCCTCTGCGGCATTTTTCTCGCGGTACAGCTGAATCAGCATGTCGTGATATTTCTTCACCAGCTGCTGCGTTTCCCGCTGAATCTCCGCATCCTGAACATTTCCGCGAATCGGAATCGGTCTGTTTTCGTACGGTTCGTGCGCCGGCGATGCCAGCACGCTGTCCGAAGCAAAATGCGCCGGAGCGTCGGACAATTTACTGATTTCCTGCATAATCTGGATAATTTCCGCCTTCAGCGCGGCGTACTGTACCAGGCAATCCTTGCGGTTCATGCTTTACCACGCTCCCATTGCAGATTTATATGGTTCTGCCTGCGGAGAGGCCCCAACGATTCCTGCACAGGCTTTGACGATGCTTCCGCTAAGTATGTAATTCATCTTCCCAATCCCCTCAACTTTCTCCTGCGGCCGTATACTGAGGCCGGCGTCCTGCCGAGTATTTCAGCCGTTTTTCTGATGCTTTTGGATTTTAGGATAGCCTTGTCTTCTCCCAAGGTGTACTTTCGCTTGTCTTTAAGCAAGGCAGCATCCCTCTGCTTTTGCTTGTATTGATCTATGCCCGCATCTACTTTGGCTTTAAGTTGGGAATAGTTCCATTCTCGTCCCGTCCAGTACATGTTGCAGAGGAGATGAATCAGTGCTTTTTCTTCAATGCTTTTCAACCGAATCACGCTCCAGCACAGAAATTAACTTTTCGATGTACCATTCCGCTTTTTTCAGGTCTTCCGCATAGCCTTTACGGGGCCAACGCCAGAGGTACTTAATTGCATTTGCCGTACAGACGGCTTCAATCCCAGAGAGCCCAGTAACTGCGGATTCTATGGCGTCGATACACTCTATCTGTCCGGCGTTGTAATGGGGTGGGCGGTTCACAGTATCATCCATCGGATTCGCCTCCATCTTCGCCGGTATAAAATGGGCAGTCGCAGGTAGCAGCTCCATTGTCGCACTTCTCGCAACAATCTTTCCCGTCTAAACATTCATTCGACTGAAATAGGTCGCACCCAGGACAAATACAGGCTTTGCATTGATTGTTAAATTCGCTGAATGGCATCATTTTTCACCGTCCTTTTCGATAGAGATAACTTCCGGTGCGTCTTCGACAATGTCCAGAATGTCCTGTAGGCCCATTTCCGTATAAATTATGTTCCCCCGCCGTTTGACGTACTGACCAAAAGTTTCAAGCAGCAAGTCCTTATCGATAAGCCGTCTGTTTGCAATTTTGCGAACTTCTACCGGCGTGAACCTCGAGTTTTCATAATCACGGAGTTTGTTATACATTGCAATTTCCTTTTGTTTTTTGCAATTATCCGGATTGAAACATGAATTATATGAATCACAATACATTTCGCAGTATCCCTGGGCATTATCTGTCAGTCTCTCCATTGTTTTATTTCCTCCATCCTGTGACAGCCTACAATCCACTTTGCCGGGATATCGCCCCGGAATATGTACCAGTTCTTGCTTCCGGGCCATCCGCAGATAACGGATTTTGCTTCATCCGGCATGTTTCGCACAAAGTCGGCGGCTCGAATCAGTTTCTTGTGATAGCTTTCAGGAATATTCACGGTCATTCGATAAGCCGTCCGGCTATAGTCAATCAGATGCTGCGTCGCCCAGCTTTGATTTTTCGGGTCCGGGTCTTTCGTCAGCCATTGGCATTTCGGAATGAATTGATAATCCCCGTCGTGAAAATAGGCAAATTGGCCAAGCCTGATTCCTTCGCTCAAAATTCCGTCTTTGCTGAACGTCGCGCAGAAGTGATATAAAATCATTTGATTATCCTCAATTCCAGGTAGGGGTATTTCTCGCGAAACTCCGCCGCTTTGACCTTGAAGACCGCCGTAGACATCCCCTTGACGTCCTCCACCCACACGCTTTTTCCGTCCCACACGATGAAATCCGGCCTGTACCGGATGCCTCCCGCCAACAGGAAAGACGGCTGCCGGTTGAAGCTCTTAATCTGCCCCGCGCGAAGCATCAGCTTTAGTTCTATGTATCTTTTCGCCTCGGCTTTGGAATCGAATGTGATTCCGTCCACCGTGGTTTTCACGGCGTGGTACTTGTTGCGGCTTTTTGCGGACAGGAAGTTCGGAATAAATACGGCGCTCATTTTTCGGCCTCCTTCGTGTCATAGATGCTCTCACGCTCATACTCGTCAATGTCGAAGGTGGGAGAGTGGTTTGACTTATTGCTACCTTTTTCCTGCTTGTCTCTCTGTTCCCATGTCCTGACGCAGGCTTTCCAGTCCTTCATCCTGTTTTTACCGACCATCCAGCCTTTTGAGGAATAGAAATCAACGAAGCGTTCGGGATTTACGTTATTTTTTCTTTCGGTACAGTACGCCCTTACCTCATCCACGGTTGGCGGTATGAACTTTTGAGAGCGGTGCGCCGAAGGCGCCTTTTTCTCTATACTCTCTTTTTCTATATCCTTATCTAACCTATACTTACCTATACTGGGTATACAGTTACTGTGTATACATTCCGAATAGGCTCCGTTTTTTTCAAGCACAAGTTGTGATTTTTCATTCAAGTATTTTGTCTCCTTGTATCTGTCTTTTTGAAGGTAGTTATTAATCCTCCAGTGCTTAATTACGATGACGCCGCTTTCAAATGGAAGCACGAATCTTTTTGCAACCAGAACTTTCAGGTCGTCCTCCGATGCCCCACATTGCCGAATGATGGACTTTGGGCCGTTTACAAATCCATCATCATCCGCAAACATTCCGAGCGTAAAATAAAGGCACCTGGCCGAAAGCGGCATATCCAAGAAAGCATCAGAAAGGACTATCGTTTTCGCAAACATTCTTCGCTCTGCCAATTTATCACCTTCAAACCATTAACCGTGTCTGCATAGATTTTTCGCACTCTGGCTGAAAGCAGTCACCGCAGTAATGGTCCTTTGCCCGACTGCACCATTCTTCCAGCGTCCAGTCGCCATAGGAGCATTCGGATTTGCGCGGACAGCGAAAGCAGGCACATTTTTCGCACTCAGTGTTTGACGCGCTCATGGTTTTTCCTTCCCAAGGTTATAAAATTGTTAATTTTAAGCATTTCCTAATGTTGTCTGCCCTTCTACCTGCGGCCTCTCGTCCTCCCTGCGCCGCTTCCTGCGCACATAAGCATGTACCGGGATAAGTTCACGACTCCCGCCCAAAAGAGCCTTCTCCGCGCCTCTGGTGGCATCTCTGACCGATCTTTCCCGGCTGCGCTCCTGCCTTAACCAGCGTTCAATGAGGTAAGTCTCGCCCTCTGCCGGGCGGAAATAGCCGGAACCGTCGATGTTAAGAATTGTGTAATCTTTCCGTGCCTTTTCGATTTCCCGCCGCATCAGTCGGTCAGGTAGCTCCGTTACTTGGCAGAGCGCCCGACGGGAAATCGCGTTGTCTTTGCCAAAAGGGATAAAATCAATGATGTTCATGCGTCACTCGGCCTTTCGCACCGCTCAAAGTTGATTACCCATACCCACGGATTAGCGTTCCAGCCGTATTTGTCAAAATCCGAATTCCTGATAGTATTATTCCAGATAGCTTGAAACAAAGCTGTTGTGTTGCAGACTCCGGCGCCTTCTTCTGTGCATTCTTCCGGCGTTATATTCTGCAGCCGCTCCGCCTGGACCCTGACCACGCGGAGGAAAATTCGGGCAGATTCTTTTGGCATAAAAATCGACGGCTTCCAGATAACATCATCAGTACCGATTTTGTTGCGCAAAGCGTATTCTTTCGGAATAATGTCATTTTCACCGGTACACTGTGAAATGTATGGCATAGCCGTTCCGTCAGGCTCTTCACCGTAAGCTATCTTTCCAACCGTGAACGTTTCCCGCACATAGAGGATGTCGCCGGGAAGATAAGGCAATTTGCGGCTCTCCGCAAAATCGATGCAGTACCCGTTTCCAATTCTTCCGCACATGAATTCCGCCTTGCCGCCTGAAATATTCATGAGCGTATGTGCTCCTGCGGGCTGCGGCTTAATCACCCGGCGGGTGCTGGTTTTCCTCCCGTCCAGAATCGCCTGCACCATTTCGGTGTTAAAAAGAATCGGCTTCATGGTCTCACGCTCCTTTCAGCCGCCAAACGCGGCATAAATAATCGTCGAGTTTAATTCCGAACAGATGATATTTGCTGAAAAACGTGTCTTTCCCGATGTTGTGAAATTCGGTATGATGGGTGCGGCACAGAGTAAGAACGCGCATCCCTTTGTGAACGATTTTGTGCCGGTTCCGTCCAGCCCCGACCGTGTCTACATGGTGCAGCTCGGCCCTTTTTCCGCATATCGCACATTTTTTATTTGCAAGGCAGCAGTACAGGTACCGTGCGATATCGGGCGACCGATGCAATAGGGAATCCTGCGCTGGAATATCGTTCTGCACGCAAAATTCAATCAAGAATTCAAGGAATTCCCTCGCCGTCGTCATATCGACGTCCGAAAGAGAAAAGTAATGATTATGTCCCGTTTGAGCGATAAAATCATACTTGGCAAGGGCTTTCACCTGCTCCGGAACATATCCGGTATAATCGGCAATGTCGCGCAGCGTCGCATATATTTTTTTGCGCTGGTCAGCACTTATCATCCGACCGTCGTCCAGGCGAATTTCACATTCGGTAATATTTCTTTTTATAAGCAGATAATCATCGTCAAGCGGAGCAATAACCGTCAAAGCCTTACCATCATATCCGGATAGATAGCCTTTCAAATACATTGTTCCGCTCCTCCTACTACGCTAAAGGGTCGTCCCCTTGTATGGATTCATGTTGCATATCAGGTTCTTTGTTTTGCGGTTCTTGAGGCTCCGTAGCTGTCGTTTCAACTTTGTTTTCATCAATCGGAGTTTCGTCTAAGGGCTGGTCGACATCAACTTCCTCGGCACTATAAAGTCCCGCAAAGTCCTCCGGAAATGCTTCGCGGAGAGCCTGCACAAGGGCGACTTTGCGAATCATCGTTGCGGGCTTTTTGCTCCACTGAGAATTTACTTCTCCATCTTTTTTTAGGCCGATGTATTCATCCAAAGAAACTGAAATCTCAGTTGGCACCTCATAGCCTTTTATATAAACTTTAGCCCATCCACCGACGAGAGTTTCGTCTTTCAATACCAAAGCTCCGATGCGGTTTTCAAGCGTGCCATCCTTCTTCTGGACGACAACTCCTGCCTGCTGCCCGGCATAGTCCTTGTTGCGGCGGGCGCGCTTCGTAAACACTTCTTTTCCGGTAACGATGGTAGCCGGGGAGTTTCCGTACTTAATGAGGTAAGCCTCCCGGAGGAAGGGATTAAGATGCTGGAACCTGCAGAGGTTCAGAAACATAACAACCTCTTGGTCGCTTACATTTCCGCTTCCACTGACAAGATAATTTCGGATGATGTTTGGAGACAGCTTTACCTTTTCTCCGTTGACCTCATATTCTACAGTTTTGTTTTCCTGCGCCTTTGCTAAACGATTCTGTACCATCACAAATCCTCCTTTTTTGCCCATCTGTATTTGATTCCGTATTTTACACACAGGTCGTGCATCTCATGCCTGAAATCAGCTGTTGTGTCCAGAAATGTTACGCTGATTGTTTTCGGCTGCTGAATTGGCGGGAGCTGCTCGGGCTCCGGAATATAAGCGCCAGCCTGGGTTTCGGGATTTCCGCCAAAAACAACATGGTCTCCGGGTTTAGCCTCGCTGAAATCATTTTCCCCGTCAACAACAATGGTGTTATGGGGATTATGAGCTTTTCTCTGGCTTTCCTCGTATTCTTTCAACCGTCTCTTTTGCTGCTCCCAGCGCGTCTTCTCCGCCATTGCAGCGCTAAAATCCAGTGCTTCTAGATACTTGTCGAGCATCTGCTGTTCGCAGTCAACGCCGAACGCTTTAATGATGTTGATGTTGTTTCGGACTTTGAAAATGGCATTTTGAATCTCTTTTTCAATGTCAGAGAGTTTGTAGGAAACGTTCAACCAGCGCGGATCCCAAATCTTTTCGAGTGGCAAGAGCTCCGAAAGGCTTCCCACGGTTTTATTGAAAAAGTCTTCAATCTGTTGCTTTTTTGCTTCTTTTTTCTGACCGTCGAAATTTTTGACCTGCCCGTCAATAGACTGGATCGCCTCGTCAATCATGCCGACAAGCTCCGATTCCTTGCTGTTGAAGTCCTCATAGGGCCGCAGGCAGTCGCGCTTGACCTCTTTACGGGCTTCCTCAAAGGCCGTGCGGAGCTTGTTCAGGGTGGCCTTATCAGCCTTTGCAGACTTGATGCTGTCCTCGGTGACAACAAGATTCTTATAGTATGCAAGGCGCTCCGGGAGCTGCTTTTTCAGCTCGTCATAGTTGAATTCAATCGCCTGCGGGATCGCCTTTTGCAAGTCGGTTTTCATAACAAGTTCAAACGGCATATGTTCCTCCTAAATCTCCGGCAAAATAAGCGCCGGCCTCTTATTATTTACAACGCAGTCCCAAAATGGTTTCTCCCGTTCCGCAAGCCATTGAACATCATCCTTGACATCTGATCTTTCGATGTGGTAATGGCGGATCGCGGCAGCGAGGATACCGTCTTTCTGATATTTGATCTGCGCTTTCAGGATTGCGTAATCATATCCGGTTGCCAAAAGCTGATGAACAACCTGTATGTAATAATGTTGCGGGATACTATCATTCCATTCGTCCCATTGCCCAGCACGGAGAATCTTGGTCGTCTTGATTTCGAGGATTCCTTTCCGTCCCGATTCCTTTTCTGTCAGTTCCCCGTCCAGCGTAGCAAAGGCCCACGGGCAGTCGGGATTATTGCGTATCATGCCAAATTCGTCATAGCCAACCCGGTACTGTGGAAAGTCCAGCTTGAAAAGCTCACGAAGATACTTTTCGGCTTCTTTGCCGTACCGGACGTGCGAATCGTCTGAAATATCTTTTGCCTTGCGGCGACCGGTCTTTTCTTCCCACAACTCCACATTAGACTTGTAAGGCGACATTCCGATGGCCGCCGCCGCTTCGCTGGCACCGATTCCATTCAGGCGTGCTTTCAGCCATTCAGTCCGATTCTTCGGGGAAATTTTCATCATCTTCTTCCGGCAGAAAGTCCTCTAAAGGCTCCGGAGGCTCTTTCCAATCACGCATCGTTTCCGCCCATTCAAGGCCATAGTCATTCATTTTGTGGCCTCCGCATGGCCATCCAGCGGGAGATCATCGTTGGATTCCGTGATGTTCTCTTTTAAACGGAGTTGAGTTTCCAGCGTGTCGCAACGGTTGCGGTAATATTCAATCAGGCTGTCCTGCTCAATCAGCTTTTTTGATAGGCCGATAATAAGCTCTTCGTTAGACATTTGACATTCTCCATTTCTCCGCTTATAATAGCGGTGCAAATATTTTTTTGCGATGTTCTGATACGCCGCTTGCCTGCCCCACAGGTTAGCGGCCATTTTTATGCTGTATGTATCTTCTGTGCAGTTCCCTTCCAATTTCGGCCATGCCTTCCCGCACGTCCCTCCGGATGGCTTCCTTATAGATAGTACAGAATTTTCGGCAGACTTCCCGATGCAAAACACATTTGCAGTTAGTGCACGGGTCATACATGACGGGCTTCCAGTTTCACATGGCGCGCGGCATCTCTATATCTTGAATCGCTGATATTCAGTCGTGCAAGTGCCGTGGCTTGCGCTATGCCTTGCTTTTTCGCCCTCTGTACCAGATGGAAAATCATCTCATTTTCCCAGCCATGATGCGCGTCCTGCATTATTTTGCTTTCTTGCTTTGTTATTTTGCACGCCTCAACACGGCAATCTGGATATTTGCAATGGAAGCAGTCATAATTGCAGATTTTTCTCCGGCTCATTTTGGCACCCGAAGCACAATTTTTGTGCCGCTTGGAACTGTTTGCGAAACTCGCCGGCGCGGGCAGGCATAATCCACAAGTCCGGCGACGCTCGGAATCTCACGGTTGATTCGGCAGAGCTGGAAGTAACTTTCCGCTGTACGATATGTAATCATTTTTTCCTCCTTTAACGGTTTGCTCGGAAAAACGCTTCGGCGAATCCGGGGGGGGTAATGCTGCGCATCATCTTTGTGTACTCTGACTTTCCGCCGTAGCAGCGCCACATTTTGCTCCCCTCTGTCGGTTCAATCGGCGTTTTCCCCGGGATATTAAAGTGCCCCCATAGGCACGTGCGCTTTGTGTACGGGTCCCCGAAATCGCACGGGTTGAAAATCATTGCCGGCGTGTGCAGCCATCGGCGGATGCGACCTATTGGATTTTCAAGCGCCCAAAACGTCGGTTGGCTTCGGGCGATGATTTCCAAAACGGAAACCAGGATTCCCATGCTTTGCAGTGTCCGCCCGTCCCTGTCCTTCTCGGCAAACCACCGCGCTCCGCTGCTCGCAAAATCCGTACATGGCGGGGCGGCTAGAATTCCATAGACATTCTCCGGTGGCTCGTATGTACGCACGTCATAATCCGGTAGGGTAATCAGCCGTACATCGTATCCGGCTTCTTTATACGGATGACTCCATGCTCCAGTACCACCGCAGAGGTCAAGGATAATTTTGCTGATTTTGGATCACCTTCTTTCAACTTACCAGTTGCCTTGAGCTTGTTGCGGTACTCGCAGTCCGGGCAGATATACCCTTTCGGGTTCTGACGGATGCTGATGTTCCAGATGCGCCCGCAGACGATGCAACGGGCGGTCATGGTGCGGGCTCCGGTGGGTGTACCTGCTCCCACGTTATACTTCCGTCCAGCACTCCCCGTACCAGTCTGATTTGGTCGTACAGCTTATCATTGCGGATACGCTCACAGTGCTCAAAGCCAGCTCTCAGCGCCCACGGCCGCAAATCGCTATCTATGGCGCCAACGGGCTTGCCGCCCTCGTCAATCAATCTGCATACTCGTCCTTTGCCGATGCTGTCGTGATTATCAATGATATCGATAGCACCGTCCGGCATCTGGATTAGTGCGTATTTCATGGCTTTTCACTCCTTTCGTTTCGGCCCCTTTCCGGGCCGCCTCAATCGCCTGTTTTGGCGTGAGCACTTTGTAAATTGTCAGCAGCCGCACCCAGGTGCCTATAACTGCTGCTGCCGTATCCGGGTCGGCCGGCAGGCGCGGGATGGCCACCTCATCGGTGTCGGCAAAGTAGTAGGTCGGGTAGATACCAATCGCCGGCTTCGACGCCGGCAGCCCGATGATGTTGTTCATAGCAACACCACCCCCGCCAAGAGCGCCGCATAGAGCAGATGGATTGCCGGGTGATACCAGAACGGCACGGGATGACGGTCCCGGTGGAGCGCGTAGCCTGCCCACAGAGCGAGGATAACGATAACCATAAGCAGTTTCACAGGTCCAACGCCTCGCTCTCGTACAGCGCTAAGCACCGCCGCCAAAACGCCCTGCGCGGCGCATCGTGTTCAATCAGGTCTTCCAGCGTCCGGACGGTCCGGTCGTGCTCGGGGCAGCCCTGCGCGTCCATGAGCTGGAAGCACATCTCGGCCTTCCAGTGCGGATTTGCCAGCGTGGTCAGGATTTCCTGGTGATTGATGTTCACGGTAAAGACACCCTTTCAAGGATTATTTTGTGGTGCCTTTAAACGTCTGGGGATTTACGGTTCGTAATCTTTTAAAACTTCCTGCGCGGCCTCTATTACTGCAGGGGCATAACCGCCGACATAGGAGCCGTTCATGATTTCCGTGAAGCGCGAATAGTGAAGCGTTCCGAATCCCTTTTTAATTACCCGCCGCCAGAGCCATTTCATGGTGAGTTCTTTGTCAATCAGTGCCTTTTTGATTTCTTTAGCTTCGGCCAAGTTCATGCCTCCTTTCCGGTTAGATTTCTATACCACAAGTAGAATTTTGCTGTGGGAATTTTAAATCCCCGATTTTGCGCCCCGTCTTTGCGCCACCCCATCCCGAAAGAACAGGGCTGCATCAGATAGGATTTCAAGCTCCTACCATCCATACCAAGAAATTTTGCCGCCGCGGAAACGGGTATGCAATCCGGATACTTCTCAGCAAGCTCATTTAATTTCAAAACTTTCTCGGAAACACATTTCGGAACTGGAATCTCGCTCATTTTCCGAACAGCTCCTTGACGCGTTTCCGACCAGCTTCGTTGTACATGAAGGTTGGTACCTGTT